GCGTTGGTACTCATGCTGGTTACTCCGGCTGTTGCTCTACAACAGTCTGTGCTGCTGCTTCTTGATGAATTGCCGCTATCAATTGCGATACCGCACCGTAAGGCTGGCTGTTAAGGTATTGCAACACAGCGTTGACCAGGTTGGTAGATAAAGTAATATTTTCCATTACGCGCTCCAAGGCAGTGGCTGAGAAGAAGGGGATACGGGAGGGTTAATCATGCTGTCAATCTGGCCCTGCACGCACGCTTGCATGTTGCTCACGGTCTGCGGGTCAGCCCAGCCAACCACTTGGGCTTGGGTCAGTTGAGCGTAGGGCGTGAACGCCTCGCCCTGCTGGATGGTGAACTGCTGGCTAAAACCAATGTCGGCGGTGTATGCGCCATCTACCCCTGTAACAAGGTAATTGACATTTACAACGACATCTGTCTGCCCTGCTTCTTGAGGCAGAGTAAACATTTGGGTAACGGTGGTGGTAAAGGTGGTCATGGTAGTCCTTAGATTAAACAGAAGTGACGGTTTCCCACGCTGTAGCACCGCCAATGCGGAGTTTGTTCAGAGTGGTATCAAAGTACATTGCACCTTTGACATAAGCTGGTGCTGCGGCTGTAGTTGCTTGTACTGGAGAAATTGTCCCGTTGAATATAGCAATAGAGCCGTTGAAGTATTGGCGCACATTGCCATCACCGTCCGACAACACAACAAAGTTACTGCCAGTAGCAGAGATGGGAGCAGCAGAGCCTGTGTAGCTGCCAAGGATGGCATTACTAGCGCCTGTGGTGACCGCAGAGCCAGAACTGTAGCCAAAGAACTGATTGCCTGCGCCTGTTGCGAAAAGACCAGCCTGATAACCTACAGCGGTGTTGTTACTGGCGGTGGTAATGGCTTGGAGAGCATCTGGCCCAATTGCAATATTGTTTCCCCCGGTGGTATTGCTGTCCAGTGCTTGAAACCCAACAGCAACAATTCCTGTCCCTGTGGTGTTCGCAATACCAGCCTTAAATCCCAAAGCTGTATTACCTGAACCAGTTGTATTTCCATACAAGGCTTGTAAACCAATACCAGTATTATTGTTTCCTGTTGTATTTGTTCGAAGAGCCTCATAGCCCATTGCAACACAATATAAACCCGTAGTATTACTGAAAAGAGCAAATGCGCCAACTGCAACAGTTTCTGAACCCGTAGTATTGCTATACCCAGCCTGATACCCCACGGCGGTATTGTTGCTGGCGGTGGTGTTGGCTTGGAGGGATTGGTAGCCTACGGCGACAACACCTGTGCCTGTTGTATTTGCAGCCGCAGCTTGATGGCCCACAGCGGTGTTGTTGGAGGCTGTGGTGTTTGCAAACAGTGCTTGATACCCAAGACCTGTATTGTTAGCGCCTGTTGTATTAGTTGCAATGGCTTTGTAACCCATAGCTACATTAAATGAACCAGTGGTGTTGGATAACAAAGAATCGCGCCCTACGGCAACAATAGAGTTACCTGTGGTGTTGGCAGTACCTGCGTTATAGCCAACAGCCGTACTGTAGTTAATAGTGGTATTGCCCAAAGCGCCGCTTCCAATAGCAGTCAAACCTCTAGCTGTACTATTTGTTGCCAAGGCGTTATAACCAAATGCCGTGTTGTCGTTTAGGCTGGTCGTATGAGACCCCAAAGCATTGACACCCACCGCCGTGTTTGTAGCTCCAGCGCCAGCGCCTTTGCCTACGGTGAGTCCTTGGATACTTGCTCCATTGGTGGTGGTCAAGTTTGTGATGGTGGACGTAGTGACGGTTTCTGTTGTAATGTTGGCAGTAGTGACGTTGGCAGTAGTTGCAGACACGTTAGTAAACGTGACATTGCCGCTGCTGACAGTGACGTTAGCCAGCGTCATGTTGTTGAGCGTGGTAACGGTGTTTCCTAGCTGGATAGCCGTGTTTCCCAACGTGATAGTGGTTGCAAAGTTGCTGTCAAGGTTGGACAGCGGAATAGCCGCCGTAGCCGAACCAAAGGTATAGGGAACTGCCATTTAGAACCTCACTCTCAATTCATGTTCAAACTCAAACGTGTTGTACACAAAACCAGCACTATTACTGGTGATGGTTAAACCCAGGTACTTGCCGTACTGCTGCGCGTCACTCTTGTACAAGGCGTACCCGTTGGAAGTCAGCCAACCAATAGTGGCACTGCTGTTGTTCGTCCAGGTTATGGTGGTAAAGCTATTGTTATACCAAGTGACTGCGTTGTCTAGTGTGTAGACGGGGCTGGAACCAGCCTCGCTGTCTACCGTCACATAGATAGTAGAAGAGTTGTTAAGAGTGGCTTCAATGCCAAATTTGAGCGCCTGCTTGGTGCGAATGCTATCGCCCATAGGCATCAGGGCCGTGCGGATGGTGCTGGCTACATTGCCGGAAGTGTTGCTGTATAGCTTGTATAAGTCTGTGCCTGTAGTCCCGTAAAGGCTAATCACCCCGCCAAACGGGACAGAGGTGATGTATGTCAACGCACCCTGGCTGGTAATGAACCACTTCTTCTCAAAGAAGACCGCTTGGATGGGCCGTGCAGTAGACAACGGGTCGTTGTAGGTAAAAGAGAACGCCGCGCACAGAATGCTGTTAAGCAAGACTTGCCCGCCTGTGACGGGTTTGGTGAAGTTAATAAACGGGAAGATTCCGTCCAGTTGGTCGGAAATCTTGCTGGTGGTAGAGCCAACCAGGGCATACATGCCGTAGTCGTTCATGAACAGGACAGAACGGAAGTACGGGAAGATGCCGTACACACGCTTAGTGCCGATACTAGCGCTGACGTTGGTGTTGGTGAACAGAGTTACACCCGTGCTGGACACCCGCAAGTCAGAGAAGACGTTAATGCTGTCATCCCCAAAGATGTACAGGAAGTTGTTGGCAGACAGCAGGGCTTGGATGTTGCCGTGCAACGTAGAGTCTGTGATGGTGAAAGAACCCGCAGACACAGATGTGAAGTCGCTGACACTGGTAGCAGAAGAGTAGTACACCGTCCTGCCAGCAGCTACCCATGACCGACCAGAGAAAGTAGCTACATCCACAATCTTGTCTAAATTGACAACGGCTGTGGCGGTTGCACCTGTGCCTGGTGTTCCGCTGCTGTCGGAGAAAACCACCGTCACGTTGGACGCAGAGGTGTACCCAGCGCCTGCGTTGGTCATAATGACCTGGGTAATCTGCCCGCCGGACACGATGGCATTGCCTATAGCCCGTGTTGTCCATCCAGTGCTGTCACCAATAGTGACCGTGACGTTGGAAGAGTTGGTGTAGCCCGTGCCCAAAGTGTTCATCACCACAGACACTGTGCCTGTCTTAAACGTCACCAGAGAAGCTACCGCTGTGGCATTGGTACTTGCCCCGCCGCCGCTGATAGTTACCGTTGGTACAGCCGTGTAACCCTGACCGCCGTTGGTGAGAGTAATTGCCGTGACAACATTTGCCGTGACAGTGACCGTTGCCGTGGCTTGCACATTGCCCGTTGTTTCCTGCGGGGCAGAAATGGTAATACTAGGTGTGCTGGTGTAGCCTGCGCCAGCGTTTCTGATGCCAATAGCGCCTACAGAACCAATGCTGGACAGGTTGCCGCCATCCCAAGAAAACAAACCCTTGTCAGGGTCGCCAATAATGACTTTCTGGTTTTTGTACTGGGCGGTGGTTACGCCTGTCGAGGAAAACGTCCCAGATGCAGCAATGTTGCCTTTGGTAGAAGTGGTTACATTGAAATATTGCGCTGCACCATTGGACTGAAATCCAATTACGTAGTCACTGACATCTATGTTGGCAGAGGTCAAAGAAGTGACTGTGTTGCCAAAAGCTACGGCAGTGTTTCCAGAGTCTGTAACGGTTGACTGCGCGGGAACAATCTTGATGTTGCCATGCCCAATAGGAATGGCGTTTTCTATCCAGGCAAACTCATCCTCTTTGATAGCCGTTCTGTTGGCTTTGGTGTTAAGAGAGGTGAAATTCTTAACAACAGCATAAGACTTCTTTTGCTCTGCTGCTGCCATGATTAGTACGGACTAGAGTAGGGGTCTGGAATGCGGCGCGTAAAGACAGAGTTCTGAACAGAATTAACCTGTTTCATGTACTCTTGCTTGTAGATTTCCGCTTCACCATAGCTCTGTTCCTTGTACTTGGCCTTGTAGGCTGCGTAGAAGGCCACAGGAGAGGTGTACGGAGATACGATGGTGTCAACGGTGCTTGGTGCAGCAGTTGTCAGCGGAGTGGGCATAACAACCGTATCTATTTCCATGTAATAGCTTTGGTCTGGCACAGGCGCTATGTATATCTGTCCCTGACCATAGGTTGAGAAACAGACAGGCCTACCAACGTAGTTCTGCCAGTACCGTAGCTGGGCGTTGAAGTTGCTCCACGGCAAGTAGCGCAGCGGGATGCGGCTGTTACCCCAGTACAGGGTAATGTTCATCACATCCAACGTGTACTGCCCGTTAGGCATGGCTGCGTAGTTGATGAGTTCCGCAGGGCCAGAATACTGAAGAGTTGCCGTGCCATTGGTGAATGGGGCGGTGGGCGGGAACGTAGAACCAGATGCCGGATACGGCGGTGGAGTAGTGTCAGTAGTTCCGCTGACTGTTACCTGGTAAATAAAGATGTTGGAGAACAAGTAGTCTCCAGCAGTAACAGGCGTACTTGCTGCCCAAGCAGTGGCGACATTGCCACCAGAAGAGATGGGAGTTTGGGTAACTTGGAGGGTACGTAAGCACCCTGTGTCTCTGACTACGCGCTCACGAGCGCTGTTGATGTAGTCAGTTAACTCAGCATCATCCCAGAAGACTCCGTTAGCATCGTGAAGAAGCCGCCGGACTTCCGATATGTAGGAAGTAAGTGTTGCCATGTTGCTTCCATTTTATGCT